AAATAGAACCCTGGACGTTTGAATAACCGCGAATTTCCCTAGATTGTTTTCGACGGTGGCAACATGGTTTGTAATCCATGAAATTGTGGCAAATACGATTGACCCCCCCACCAACAATCCTACACATAAACCAAGTATCAACATGGTAAACATTATCTTACCTTCCTTCCGTTTCGAGAACGTTCCCTGTGCCCCTCGTATTCGTCGATGCAGCGTTCTATTACCGTTGCTAGGGAAACCCATTCCCCCCGTGTTCCCTGTTCGGTAATTCGGATTTCCGATTGTCCACGTTCATAAGCTAGCGACATTTCTTCAGATAGTTTATCAAGTCTAGCCTTGAGACCTCTTGGAACGGATACCATGACTCTATTTTTTCCCGCCATTGTTCTTCCCCCCTCGTTGTTGTTATCGTGCCAGTGGATTCTACTCTATATATTCGCCACATGTATACACCCCCTGACAATAATTCTAGAAATTTTGCCTAATATTTTACGGGTGTAATCCTGACAACGAAATCGGTTGACGGAACAGGGGGTGGGAAATCAGGTGGGAATCGGGTAATGTGGTTAACGGTTGCCTAATATTTGGGCAATTGCCTAGCTTGCCTAGCTTACCTAGATTGCCTAGTTTACCTAGCTTACCTAGTTTGCCTATTTACCCTAACTTGCCCAGTTTGCCTATTTTGCCTATCTTGTCCATTTTGCCTAGATTACCCATTTTACCCAGTTTGCCCAGTTTGCCTATTTTACCCAGTTTGCCCATTTTGCCCAAATTAACATTGGTGCGGCCACGGTTTTAGACCGTTTAGTTCCGGCATATTACCGAAGTTCTGAGGGGATAGACAGAAAATCAGAGGGGATAGACAGAAATTCTGAGGGGATAGACAGTGGGATAGACCAGGGGATAGACAGAAATTCTGAGGGGATAGACAGAAAATCCCCCGGTGACCTTTCAGCCGCCGGGGGATAGAGGGAATAGAGCGATGAGAATTCTAAGGGGATAGACGTTACTTCCGCTTGCCAGTTTTCTGGGAAGAAGAGGATCGTCCTTGCTGATGAGTGATCGTACCCAGGGGCTTGCCGTACTGACCTCGGATGACGGTGCGGTTGTGCCGCGTGGTGGTCGTGGCTACCGGCTTACCATACTGACCTCGGATCGTGGATCGTTTGGCTTGCTCCCCCGCGTTGAGGTTCCAGGGGGATAGACAGAGAATCACGAGAATAATGAGAAGCTTTTTCACAATGGGTTCCCTTCTTTAGAGTTCTTTACCACAGAATGGACAGTAGGATGGGACGATAGAGCTAGCCTTCTCCTTGTTACGTTTCTTCTCGATGAGTTCAGTCTCAACGGAGAGTGTAACCATAAATGCCAGTTGACTGGAATTCATTGCCCCCACGCGGAACTTGCGAGCAAGTTGGGTATTATATGGAGCTAATAGCTCGTCTACCCGGTCCCAACACTCGTTTGAGTGAGTCTCTTTTTGTTTTGGTTTTGACATATTTTCTTTTGACCTTTTGTTGATCCCGCTTCTCACGAATTTCTAAACAGCATTGGCGGATCTCTTCTTTATCTGGGGCACTGGTGGCAGCGGTGTTACCACAGATGTGGCAGATACCAAACCAGATGTGGCGTTCCTGTCCACATTTGTTACAGACTAGGTACACGTCTTGTGCTCCTGGTAGAAGATGTAGCGTTGAGCAGAAGTATCAGCGAAGATAGAGCGTTTACAATGTGTACAGCGGACTACAATGTGTAACCCTTTCTGTTTCATTTCGATGTGTAGGCATTCATTGGGGCAGCCGTACCATTGCCAGTTATTCATTTCAGCTACCCTCGTAGAACTGATTAACAACTTCGTCTATGTTCAGGATGCCACGCTGCTCTAATTCCTTCACGCGAGCCTCGGCCGCCGCCAGCTTGGCTTGCAACGACTCGATTTCCATTTGCCGCTGAAACACAATGGTATGCACAGCCACGCCCCCTGATTTCTCAAACCATTCGATGCGAGCCTCAGCCGCCGCGAGCCGCTGTTGCAACCACTCTACGTACTGATGCTTGTACGCATCGCTGCCAACGTCACCAGCGTAAATGCGAAACAACTTGTCCTTTGGGTAGTCTGTCATCCCAGCACCTCCTTCGCTCGCTGATACCACTCGGCGAAACCACAATCGCATTTTGCGCGAACCCGGTCGGTCGACCACTTGACCGGCAAAACACAAGCAGCAGAGTGATCGGCATAGTCGTCAATCGCCTCCCGCAGCATTGCCTCAGCCGCCGCGAGCCGCTGCTCTAGATCCAAGTACGCCACCGCTGTGGCAACCGCATGATCTGTCGATTGATGCGGATCACCCAGGCCCACTTGTATGTAGTTTTCGACGATCCGTTTAGCGTGTTCGTGTGGTGTCACTTCGTCACCTCCTTCGCTTTATCCAGCCAGTGGGCGTTCATCTCACAATGAAAAGTTCCGTCGAACCACTCGCCACACTCCACAGCCCCCCGCAGCAACGCAGTGGCCGCCGACAGCTTGTTCTCTAGTCTCTCAGCTCGCATTCGCCCCAATTCAGAATTGCACTCGAAACCAACTAGTTTTTCCTCGGCCGCCGTGAGCCGCTTGCGGAGTTCTTCGTTTTCCGCAACCAACTGCTCCCGTGATTCGGCTTCACTCATATTCGTCACCGCACGCTCCTTTCGCTCGTTCTTCCCAAGAATCCCATTGGTCCAGATCCATCCCCTGGCACGCCTCCTGCAGCAACGCCTCGGCCGCTGCGAGCCGCTGCAATCGCTGCTGTAACCAGTCGCGGAAACGTCCATCCCGGTGCGGCCAATCAGTTTCGTTGTCGTCGTCCACGAGTGATTCGTAATACGAAATCTCGTGATGTAGTTGCTCGTTCTCGGCCTCAGCCGCCGCCAGCCGCTGCTGCTGCTGCTCCTCGATCATCTCGTTCGCTTGCCTGAGGGTCTCCGCTTGTCTCGCGACTAGTTTCTTCAACTCGCCAAGTCGTGCATGTTTCTTCATTTTAAGATAGCTCCTCAATCTCTAGGAGTTCCTCCTCAATGCGGTAGACCCATTCCTCCTGATCAGCTAGCTTGAGTAAGTAGCAGGGACCTTTGCGTTTGGTCCGTTCCGGGGGTGCCGGGTCGATACCGACAATCCTCCCACGTTGAGGTGGATTCCGGGGTTTGTCTTTGTCGATGAATGTGACGGTGTTGCCAATCTCGAAGACAGGTGTCATATACCTCATCCTGAAAAACGAGAATTTACTCGGCAGACGACCGCCGTGACCATTCGAGTAATTCCAACGCATCTTCTTTGGCCTCCTCCTTGGAGGTGAACCCAAACTCAGTGAGGAATTGTTCCTCCATAGCTGCCAGTCCGGCAGCCGTACCATTTTGGTATTGCCGGTCTGTGTAAATTTTACCGGTGAAGAAACCAAAAGTAAATATGATTCCGGCTGTTGCCACTAGGAAGGAGGCAAGTACAGCGGTTGCTATGCCCACTTCGTTTACTTTCTTTGGAATGTAAGCTTGTGGGGGAACTGGTTTTAGGGGAATGGGCATGTCTCTAATCCTTTGTGTGGGGTATTCCGAGAATAAAACTAAACTTCTTCTTTCTTTGTGTAAGTCGTTCCTCCTGCTGTTGCCGCTCTTTCCGCAGCTTCTTTAATCGCCTTCTTCCGAAGCTTGTCTGCTTGATTGCCTTTTCGATGTTTTTTCTCTCCATGGGGGAACTCCTGTTTGAAGGCTACTAAATCGGTAACAAATAAACGGAGGATACGAGCACATTCCTCATTGGTCTTGGCATGAAGCCAAGCATCGTAAAGTGTGACGTAGAGTGGGTAGAAGTTTCGTTCAATATCTGTCTGTTCGCGGAACTGTTTGTTTTCTTTAAGAATTTGCTCCATGATGTTGGCGGTTTCTTCCAGGGTCTGGTCGCCAATCATATTTTGTAGATGATGAATTCCGCTGTCTGACATTCTAGAACTCCATGTTATAATTTTTCTTGAGGTGTGCTAGGAGAATTTGGAGGGACTTAGCAAAGAGTGTGGGGACGCCAATATCCTGCATATTGTAAGCCCACATTTGCATATCCTGGTCGTAGTAAAAACAATCCTTGCGGAGGATATGAAGAATGTGTTCGTAGGAGTAATCTCCATGATTGTTAATTGTCTTAATTTTATAGGCAGCGTTAACTGGTAAGAAGAATGGGTTACCCTCTTGAATGAAGACTAGATCAGGTTGGATACAGGAAATAAGTGTTTGTAACTCATCGGGTGCGTAGGGAATCACAGCAGCAACCATTTTATAGAAACCTATTAGAATTGACCTCTCAATCTCTGGGAAGAGAGGACTGCGACCAAAGGCTTCCAGGAGGGCACTGTCCCTCCAGATACCAACAATGAGTACATCACAACTTTCGGCTGCCATGCGGAGCATGTGGAGGTTGCCGGGATGCATAAATTCAAAGCGTCCAAATACGAAACCTATCTTGACTCCCTGTTTGTGAAATTGATCCATGACTTCCGTAAGTGTGGTGCTAACCTGGATACCCGTGCGTTGTGATGCGACCATGTTCCTATCCTTTCGCAAACGCTAGTCGATAACATTTCAAGACTTGTGGCGACAATTGAAAATAGTTGGCTTTATGTCCTCCCCCGTGGACATTGTTGATGGCACGGTAATTGATGATTTTCAATTCCTGCATATCGCAGACCTTTTTGTAAGTCTGACCCAGCTCCAGGTGCAGGGCGATAGCTAGTTGTTGCTTGTTCATGCCTTCTTTGCTGTGAGCTAGCTGCTCGATGATCTCGAAGTGGAAGCCGTAGGCTGTGTCGCGGCAGATCCGTTGGAGGATGGAGATAACCCGTTGAGTGATAATGACCTTCTTCGGGTTGTTGGAAAGTACGATAGCGAGGAAGTAAGCTAGCCGCGTGAATGTTTCTCCAAGACGGGTACTTAGTTCCTTCTCTGGACGAAAGCGAAGATCTCCTTTCATGTCGCGGGATACGTCTGCTCGACAATAGCTAATGAGTTCTCCCATAGCGAGAATAGTCTCTATACGTTGTGGTGAGAAGTCTATGAGTTCTACTCCTTTCTCAAAAGCTTGATGCTTCTTATGTTGTAGAAATCCTATTGTGGGTGGACCAATAATGTTAATAGACTTCTTTAACTTACTATCTTCTTCTTCTTTCTTCTCTCTTCCAGCAAGGGATTTACATAATGCCTGAAACTGTGAATTTACTGCCTTGAGCACTATGTCATGTGAGTCACGTTTGGTGTCGTGAATGACAATATCCACGAAACGTGAGCCAAGAATGCTACTATCCATCTGTCGTAAGACTTTTGTGCCACACATAACGACGGTAAAGCGGGTGTGGATGATGATGACCTTTCCCGTGAGATACTCGGTGCGGATGACGCCATCACCCATTGCATCGCGGAGTTCACTCTCGACCTGGGGAAGATTTGGTAGCTGGATCATGGTGTCTGCATCTTTGATGATGAGGCACTTACCATTGATCTTACTGGCGAGTTGTTCCTTCTTTGAGAGTGGACCCCAACCGGATACCAGACCGGTAAATTTTGAGCGGGGATAGGTGAGTTCCTTGCAGAGACTAGCTGCTTCCGCGAGAGTGCTTTTAGCACTGCCAGGGGGACCGATGATACGGAGACCTAGCTGCCCACCTTCGGCTTCCGTTGAGATGATGACGGCAAGCATGGTTGCTAGGGTATCCTCAATTTCTGGAGAAAGAAGAAGCTCCTTTTCGTAGTGACCTTTGAGCTGTGTGAACGTCTCGCAGGGAATCGGGTCAACTGTGTCGTCGTCTGTATCCTCTTCAAGCTTGACTTCATGTAATCGCTCGCGGACGAATTGGTAGGTCTCGTAGTGCGAGTGTTCTAGAAGTACATCTCGGATATCGTTGGGATCTCCCATTCGCCATTTGAGAACCTGGGCTGATGCAATGTGAATGCCGGATTCTTCGAGGATCTTCAATGTCCGTTTGGAACCCTTCTGTCCCGGTTCATCGTTGTCGAAGAGGAGGATTATATCCTTGCCGCGTAGCAGCTTTACCCACTTGTCGTTGAAGACACCGGCACCGGGTACACCGACGACCGTGACGGAATCCAGGAGCTTGCTTTTGAAGTTGGGAGTCTTCCGTTCGATGAAGGCACCGTCCTTCTCGTCCAGGTGGAGCAGCACCTCTAGCCATGCCGCCATATCCCAGTGTCCTTCACAGATGTAGACTGTCTTCTTTCCCTTGAGCGTCTCTTGACGGAGTAGTTGATGGGTGCAGGGTGCTGGGGAGGAAAGGACCAGGAACTTGGTCTTGCCCTTCTCCTTGGTCTCCTCGATGCGGTAGAGGTTCTTAAGCTTGCCGTCACTGGCTCCCCAAGCAGGCCAAACCCATTCATCGTTTACTGCTGATCGGCAGAGACCTATGTGGCGAAAAGTTGAGGCTTTGATGCCGCGATTGGCACTGAGATAGGTGTAGTCCTCTACGGTTGTTGTTGATTCAGTGAGTGTCTTGGTAATGAAGTCCCAAGTATTACCTGTTTCCTGACAGGTCTTACAATCCCACTGGCCGGTTCTAATCGAGGCGAAAAACTTTTGCTCTTTCCCACAAAATGGACAGTCCCCTTGTAATTGAGATCCCTTAATTGTTGTGTCTAAACCCTGGAAGTGATAGAACTTCCTGAAGTTTATGCTATCCATGCTTTCTCCTACAGATCGAAGCGGTAGTTACATGCCTTGATAAATGCGGTCGATGTTCCTGGGAAAACATCTGAGAAGTGCTCAGCGAATAATCCCAGCTTTCCCCTTTTCTCTTGAATGTAAAACATGAGTGGTCTGAGACCCTTGAAGAAGCCGCTGATGGCTATGTAGTGAACTCCTTGTTGTCTAAGCCAAGTGATGTATTCCTTATTTGGCATCTGACCTTTGATTTCAATAAGTGTATATGTTATTTGCGTAACCTTTCCTACTGTGGATGTATGGGCAATACTGAGATCTGGAAGTGTATCTGGACCATTCGGTTCATACCAAAACTGTATTCCGCTAAGCGTTAGGAACAATGCCCAACGGGCTTCCAACCTGCTCTTGTAAGTCATTCCATGCAGTGTAGTGGGAATGGCCTTAATGTCTTTCATTTTCGTTTTACTGTTTCCCCAGTAGACCAGTCCTCTCGGATGAGTTTCCCTTCTACTGGTAAGGGAATCCCAATGGCTTTTCCCTGGACTTCCATGAGTGTTAACAGATTGTGGATATGCGTATCGAAGTTGGGCATATCCTCTGGGAAATCAAATAGGAGTTCGTCATGTATCTGGAGAATGAGCTTGGGATCACGTTGGGTGACATACTGTGTGTCCTCCAGGTAAGTCGAGGTGATAGCCATGGCTCGACCGATGATTGATCCTGCGGTGCCCTGAACGCGACCTGAGACCGCTTTATGAGGCTCCCCCTTGGGAATGTAGAGACGGTAGCCCGTCATGGTCTCTATGTAGCCGCGTTGTTGGACCTGTCGGTGCAGACGCTCAGTGAATTGGCGGACCTCCGGGAAACGTTTAGAGAGCTTATTATAGGCCCCCTTAACTTTATATGTCTCATCTGCCAGTCCTGGTGAGGCACCGTAGATGATCGCGAAGTCTCCGTTTTTTGTATACTTGTACGCCTTGGTATTCTTTGCCTCCTCATCGGTCATTTTCTGGAGGTGAGGATGCAGCTCGCGGGCGATAATGAGATGGACGGATTGGTCCTGCTCAAAAGCTTTGATGAATTCTTTGTTTCCGCATTCGTATCCCCAGATGCGTAGTTCGATATTGCTGTAGTCTACATCAAGCCAGATTCTACCTGGGGCTGGTCCGAAGACGACGCGGAGGTTGAATTCTATCACTCCTCCATCGTCTCGACCGGTTCCGACGTTTTGGAGGTTGGGGTTGCTACTGGACTGTCTGGTGAAACGTGTTCCCGTAACGTTGACTGATGGATGGATGTAACGGTTGTGCCTCCCAGGTATTCGGCTGTGATGCGGAATGGAAATCGGTGCATGTAGATTCCCGATTCTAGATGTTGTATCATACGTTCCACTTCCGCTTTTGTCAGTGGTTCGAGTGGTGACGACGTTGTTGAGCGAGCCATGGGGTGTACTCCATAAAGTGTAGGATTCCAGGGATTCCATTGCCTTCTCTGTCCTACGGCAGAGGAGCAGGTTTTCAACGAATTTCTGTGGTTCCTGTGGGAGATCCTGATTTTGTAGTTTCTCCAGTACATCAGCAGCTACTGAAGCAAATCCACCTTCCGTCTCTTGGACTACTGGCAGTTTCCAATGTTCAAAGAGTAGTTTACGGAGTTGGATTGGGGAGCCTAAGTTGGGTTCTTTAATCCCGCACTTCCTCATAATCTTTTCAACAGTAGCACGGTACTTGTGAGCTTTTTCCTTATAACGTTGGGTCTCCGTTTTTATATTTTGTTTGATGGTGATACCGTTGTTCGTCATTTTATAGGCAGCTTCTAGGACGGATTTGCGTTCTTCATACTGCTCCCAAAGATCTTCGTCTTTCAATTGCTGCTTGAATGTTTCCCAGAGGACTAAGGTGGTCATAGAATCTTCTATGTTGTAGTCCCGAAGAATGTTTTCCCAGGGGTGTAGGAAGAAGTCTGCTCCTGGATAGAGATAATCTTGTTCTGGTGGTAAGAACTCCGGGGCAAGACGGACAATGGTAGCTGGAAGCCACATATCAAGGACCCACCAACCACTGTCCCCACTGGAGGATTTTGGTGCGGTTGTAATCGCAGGCCAATGGGGATCTGCTGAGTCCGCGATCCTCCATTTCCCGTGCTTGGTTTGGAAGCGTTTGGTGCGGCAGATGCGGCGGGCTTTGTCCACTGATTTGTGGAGGAAGTCAACTGTCTCGTTACTGAGGAAGAGAACTGTTTCGCGGAGTGACTTCAGCCCATGCGGCCAGAGGTTGCGGAGAGCGTGAGATGCGATGAGGGTGTCTTCAATAGCATTCCATTGCCATTCGTAGTCGTAGTCTAGGAGTGGCCAAAGAAGTTCGACACCCCGCATGTCGAATCCAACGTTGTGACCGACGAAGGAATCCTCGCTTAGTAAATTCATACATAAGCTGAGATTCTGTGAATTTACTTGCACCTCACGATTGTAGGGATCAACTTCCCATTCCCAATAACTGACCCCACCTTCCTCATCGCAGATAGAGAGGGCAAAGGGGCGGCAGCCATGCCAAAAGTCGATGCCGGTAGTCTCAATGTCTAATGCGAGCATGTGATTTTCCCCTGGTGAGAAGAGGGGCACCCTGGGTACGCGGCTTGGTGCTTTGTACCCAGGGTGCTGCGGCCTTGGTCTAATTTGCGAGTTCCAGGTTTTCCAGTGGTACTTCGCAGGTTTCATCCTCGAATTCAACCTTGGCGTTCTCGTCGTCCATCTCTTGAACCGTCCCTTCGTAGATCACTCCGTCCTCGAAGTAATCCCCGGTCGTCCTGACAGTATCCCCGACTTCAAAAGGGATATCGTCCTCTGCCTCCTTCTTTGCTTTGCCCCTGGACTTCTTCTCGGCAATGATGGCGAGATTGCCCCACGGTATGTCTTGTTGGTCGTCGTCTTCCTCGAAGAAGATGGCACAGTTTTCTTCATCCTCGTCAATCTCATTGACGATTCCCTGGTACTCGTTTCCATCCTCGAAGAAGTTGCCGGTTGTCTTGACCTTATCTCCCACTTTGAATGGAACGGACTTCTCATTTTTGGACTTGGGTGCTGGCCTGCTCTTTTTCGCTGGCTTCCTTTCCTCCTCTTCTTCGTCTTCCTCTTCCTCCTCCTCATCGTCGTCGTCGTTCACGTCTGATTCCTGGAAGAAAGTCTTGTATTCCCCATTTTTATTGGGGCGGGTCGAGGTGTTGAAAACGAACTTGACCTTCTCTTTCTCCAAGACCTTGAGGATGTTATCCGTCGCTTCGGATTCATCCCCTGCTGATTCGATGATCTCGGAGAATCCAATCAGTTTCATGTCGTTGAAGAACGCTTCCAGGTTTTGTTCTGCGGTGTTGTACTGATCCTCCGCCAGTTTGTAATACTTGCCGCAGGGAACGCCAGCCAATTCGGTTGGTTCCAGAACTGAGGCATAGACGTAGACGTAGGGATCTCCGTTCTTATCCGCGTCCAGCTTGGCCGAGGTGGTTTGACCCACTGCGTCCTCCAGTCCGCCAGGAAGCTTTCGACCGCCCGCTTTCGCCTCGGTCTTCTTAATCTTATCGAACGCCCCCTTGCTTCGCTTGCGGAGCTTGTTGAGCATCTTGGAGCGTTCCACCGACGTATCTTTTTCTTTCGCCATGACTGCTACCCTTTACCACTTGTTACCCATCTTGACCTGAAAATTACGAAAGCCTTCTTCTGCTGTGTCTCCAAGCGGAATGACCCCTTGGATACCATACCAATTTTTTGCATCACAATAGGGAGTGCCATCCACGAAGAGGATACGGTCAAACTCCGGTTTCGCGATTTTACGATTGCCTCCTTTCTTCTTATCCTCCTCGATCCGGCGACCGAAGAAGAAGACGCCAGATGCCCAACGATGCAAGCGTGCCCAGGAGTCTTTCTCACAATAGGGTACATACTTCATGACGGCTGTACCCATGGGATCTGGTTCCTCCTTGGATTGTGAGTGGGCAGTGACGACTACATTCTTTCCACTCTCATACACCGCGTCAAGAGCGGTTATCAATTCAGGCCAATCGAAGCGAGCGGCATTCTTCGGGCCTTGCCAATGGCTGTAAAAACCGGTCTTAGAGAAGTCTCCGTCAAAGTGTGCCTCACAGTGATAGACGAAGCAGATATTCTCCAGACCGGTCACACTTTCGAGAACAAGCGTCTCAATCGTGTTATCGTTGCAAGCCGCCCAAACTCGTTTGAGAAGTTTCTTCCACGTTGCCGGGGAATCCACCTCTAAGTCACAGTCTATCCAAACGGGTTCAGGGACTAGCTTGTTTCTGGTGAGAAAGACAATTCCTTTCTCCTGCGAATCGCAGATAAATCCTGGTCGTGGAAATTGAGCCGCGAAGCTGGTCTTCCCCGATCCGCTGGGACCATAGAGGACCAGGGTGATATGGGTGTGTTTCTTCTTAGCTGGAGCGGCGATTGGTTTTTTGGGTGGCATGTTTATGTTTCCTAGAATGGTCTGCGACTTTGCAACGTTTGAATACCTTCCCGCAAACCGGGCACTGTCCGCGTGACCCAATCACTTTATCCTCTTTTCCAATTCAGCCTGGAGTTCGTAGCAGCGACGGAAGAGGAGGAACATCTCGGCAGCTCCGTCTAATTTACGGAACTGGTGGTGATGGAAATCCGCAGTCTCTTTATCGAAGCGGAGGAGGTGATAGGAATTGATCTGATTGTCTGGGTGGTTCTCGTTCCACAACAATCCATAGGCTGCCAGTTGGCAGATGTAGTCACTGTAAACGGCTTTGCTGGTCTTCCAATCCAGGATTACCAAATCTCCGTCAAGCTCCGCGATGCAGTCAATACAGCCACCGTAACGATTGGAAGTGGAGATGAGGGCAGCTTCGGTTTGCTTGACCTTGATCTTATGGAGCTTCTCCCACTTGAGGAATGCTTGGAAGCTGGAACGGGCTTTCTCCGCAATCTCTAGATGCACGTTGAATTCTGAAGCAATGACCCGGTGGGACTTCTTTGCTAGGTTGAGCTTCTCTCCCTTGCTGGCATGAATCCAGATTTCTACCAGACGGTGAGCGACTGTTCCAGCTTCTGCCGCCCTAGCAGACATTGCCCGGTAGTTGCCGAGTTCCAGGGGATTGGTGGCGAGGAAGGATTTTACCTCTTTGACCTTAGCACCCGTCTTGAGAAGATAAACGGCTGTGGTCAATTGCTGATAGGCAATATCCCAGGACCAGTACATCAGGGCACCTGGGTCTTTGAATTTTCCTAATATTGTTGTGACGCTGGGAACTCGCTTGCCTTGGACTGTGTAGCGTTGGGTGGGCACTGTGCTACTCCTCTAATGCGTTAATAATTGTTGCCGCTGCCTTGTGGACGGCGACGACCTGATTCTCGTCCATACGAAGAATTGCGGCTGGGTGAAGGATGTGTATACACCGAATGCCTGAGACTTCAATAATCCCGTTAAAGGTTTGGCGAGCCGTCGCCCCGATCAAGACGATTAGATCGGGCTGTGCGGCGTTCAGAAAGGCAACCAGTCTATCGGAGCAGGCAGCGATCTCGGAGGGCCGAGGTTGGCGAAGTGACCCCCCTGATTTGGGGAGACAGCAGACGATATTGGTTACTGCGTAGGTGAGGGGGCGGTCTAGCTCCAGCTCCACGATCTCCAGGATCTCGTCTAACAGCATCCCAGCCGGGCCGATGAATGGCAGGCCAGTTAGATCCTCGGCCATTCCTGGGGCTTCTCCGACGAAAACTATGGGGGCTGGGATGACCCCCCGGTACTGGACGACCTGGGTTCTACCCTGGTGAAGACCACAGCGGCGGCAGTCTATCCAATCTTGGGTGTCATAGTTCATTAGATTCTCTCAGCATCTTAATGACTCGTAGAATCTGGTTGCAAGCTGCTGCCTGCTTAGCTTTGCTGCCCAACTGTCTCTGGGTATAGCGGAGGACGGTCCAGCCATATTCCACGGCAAGATTGTCCTTCTCGTGGTCGCGTGAGAACTTGAAGGCTGTTTGGTGACCCCCACCGAAACCGTCGAGTTCAACTGCTAGTTTGACAGCGGGCCACGCAAAATCGAAGCGGAACATACGGACGGGGTGAAAGCGGAACTCTTGCTCCGGGATTCGCCCCAGTCCGTATAGTTTCCAGGCCCCCAGGAACTTCTCGCGTAATTGATTCATCGGCTGCCATCCCAGAATACTAAGACACAATCAGGATTGACTGCCAAACGGATCGGTAACTCGCGATCTCGACGATACTTCCAGATACCTTCCGCCATGCTGGAGGAGGCAATCTCATAGTCAGTCCCTTGCGTCAGACGCAGGGTTGGCTGGTCGCCTTTGCAACCCCTTTTCCGCCACTCGATGGTTTTCGAGTGGATACCCTCGATCCATTGCTGTAAGGGATATTTGATCCCCGGTGTGGGACCGGGTTTCCTCAGTTCATAGTTCTGTGTGATTTCTGGCATCTCATTCTCCCTGTTGTAGCCCCGACTGCCCCTAATATAGGGACTAGGAAATCGGTCGTCAATCCCCCACTATGGGTGGGACCAAGTAGATGAATCTTGGAATTCCAAAAAAAATTTGTAAGGAGCGGTTGACTTGTGACGAAGATGGAATAACAATGTCCAACGTTGATCAAACTTTTGACTCTGTTTTTTGAAAGGGGAGACACATGCCTCCGAAGAAGAATGTTGCGTTGTCTGTTGAGCAGGTAGTTGTGGATGTGGATCTGGCGAAGGAGTTGCTGGGCTGGCGGGAAGCGAAGAAGGGAGACGTTCCGGCGTTTCGTCTGAATGGAGAGAATATTGTGTTGGCGAACAACCGGCACAATCGTCCGTTCTCGCTGGGACTCGCCAAGAAGTACAGCGATCAGATGTTTCGCGGGGAATGGGCTGGGCAGTGGAATAGTCCCAGCAAGACCTGTAATGGTGAAACGATTATTCTCGATGCTAAGGGCATGATCGCTTCGGCAGCTCACCGATTGGTGGGTCTGATCTTGGCTGAGACGGAGCGGCAGAAGGTGGAGACGATGGGGCAAAAGGATTTCCTGAAGGAAAAGGGGATCAAGGGACCGATTACGTTCCCGACGATCCTGGTGAAAGGAGTTGACCCCACTTCCGCAGACACCAATGACACGGGAAAGAATCGGTCCTTGGGTGATGTGCTGTTCCGTCGTGACGAATTCAAAGGCAAGGAGCTTTCGGATTCTGCTCGCAAGCGTCTGTCGCGGGAATTGGCGGTCGCTTTACGGCTGGTCTGGTTGCGTTTGCGTGGTGAGCGGGTGGACCGGGGTACGAAGTTGTACCACCCGGAAGCCGTGGAATTCCTGGAGAAGCATCCCCTGCTCCACGATGCCGTGTTGCACGTCTGGAATGAGGAAGGCGGCACGGGGGCGGAAGGCAAGAAGATCTCCAGTTACATCAGTCTCGGCTACGCGGCTGGACTGCTGTATTTGTCCACCCACGCCGATTCTTCCCGTCAGGATTACGAGGAGGGAAACTTGGACATGGCTGCCAAGACCACCCTGTGGGACAAGGCAGAGAAGTTTTGGGTCCTGTTTGGGCAGGATCTGCATGACAAGGACAACGTGATTAAGTGGTTGCACAAAGCTCTGGAGAAGAACCAGACCAGTGAAGCCAAGTACAGCCGGGATGCCCTCTGTACGTTGGTCACGCGGGCGTGGCTGGTGTGGACTAAGGTGGAAAAGTCCAAGTGGGGAACTCAGCGGGCATTCTCGACCGGCCTGACGAGCAAGACGGAGGGTGGCAAGGAAGTCCTGAACTTCGAGCGGTTCGGTGGCTTGGACCTCGATGCGGATCTGCTCAAAGAGGCGGGTTACCTGGATGAAGCGGTCCTGCGTCGTGAGTTCTCTGTGGGCTGGAAGCTCAGTGATTTGTGCTGGGTTGATCAACCGGAGGTGGAACCCTGGTTTGGTGAGATTACCGGCTTCTCGGATGATGGCAAGGTGGCGACGGTCAAGTCGCAGGAGGAGGAACAGGAATACGCCTGTGAACTGGACTGGTTGTGTGTGGATAAGCCTGATCGTGAGGATGAGATTGAAGATGCCGAGGTTGTGGAAGACGAAGAGTAATTCCCCTGAAAGGCTTTAGTTTCCCCTTTGGCCTTTCCCCCCTGGAGTGCCCTTTCCGCTCCAGGGGGTTTTTTATTGGATTTTTTCGCTTGACACTTCCGATATGGAAGACTATAAATTCAGTTGTTGAGTTTGGTTGTTCTTTTGAAAGGGTAGAATCATGAGAAGAAAAGGACCACTGACCCCGGCTCAGAAGTATCGTGTGAGCCAGCTTTCGTTCAAGGTGGATCGGCCAGAGAATCGTTACATCGTGGAATTTTTTCTCTGTGCGATTACCGAAGAGGGGAAGATCACTGTGCCCGTGAAGCATTACGCTTTTCGGCAATGGGGCTTCCATGATGCGTGTGCTGGGATGATGCGAGCCTTCCGCGTGTTTCGGAGAACGCATCATTGGGGTTTCATTCGGCAAGAGCGTCTTTTTCAATACGGCGACAAGTTCCAAGACATTTACGGCTTTGTGAAAGATTGAGGTGATCATGGCGACTCGCAAAGAATTACTGGGAAAGATTGGGAAAGAGAAGCCCGCCGCGACCTGGGGGCCAAATTTGGTGATTATCGCCCGTGCCGGAACCGGCAAGACCTTTTCCTTGATGGAAGGGCTGTGGAGAATTAAGAGCAAGCCCACGGCTGGGGTGGTGGGCAGCTTGCAGCAGGAAGCCATCTGGACTGCGATGCTGGAAGGGCAGGTACCGAAGACGATCATCAGCGTGGCGTTTAATAAGGATATTGCCACTGTTCTTCAGGGACGTGTTCCACCCGGTTGTGATGCGAAGACGATGCACTCGCTGGGTTTTGGCGTGGTCACTAAGACCTATGGACGCTGCCAAGTCAATCGGTTCAAAACCCAGAATATCCTGGAACAACTTCTCGGTCGTGATATCCGCGAGTATCGCCGGTCGCCGGGGAAACAGGAAGTTATTTCCGCCGTGGAGAAGTTGGTCGATCTGTGCAAGCAGAACCTCTTGGAAGGGACCAGTGATGACCTGGAGTTCCTGGTCAGTCATTACGATATTGATACCAACGGTGGGCAGGATGAAGCGTTCGGGTTGGTGCCCCAGGTACTCGAACTGTCAAAGACCTGGACTTATGAGATTGATTTCTGCGATATGATTTGGCTGCCGGTAATTAACAATCTGCCACTGCCCAGCTACGACCTGATGCTGGTGGATGAGGCTCAAGATCTGAATCGCTGCCAGCAGGAGCTTTGTCTTCGTGTAGGAAAACGGATCGTCTGCTGCGGAGATCCCTGTCAAGCCATCTACGGTTTCGCGGGAGCGGATATCAATTCCATTCCGCAAATGACCAGCTTCCTGGAAGCCCGCTCTAATGGCGTGGTGACCCTACCTCTGACCGTCACCCGTCGCTGTGGGAAAGCCATTGTGGATGAGGCTCGCAAGATCGTCCCGGACTTCGATGCTCACGAGACCAATAGCCCCGGACGGATCGTGAATCAGCGGTTGCGGACCTATCAGGATCTGGTGTCGGATGGGGATATGATTCTATGCCGCTGTAACGCTCCCCTGGTCTCCCAGTGCTTCCGATTCATTTCAGCGGGTCGGAAGGCTAACATTCGCGGTCGGGAGATTGGGGACCAACTGGTGAATCTGGTGAAGAAGCTCAAGGCAACCGATGTGGGTGACCTAATTGAGAAGCTGGATTGCTGGTATCAGACTGAGTGTAAGCATGAGGCAATGAAGAAGAATCCTTCGGAGTCCAAGCTGATGAATCTGGAGGATAAGCACCACTGCCTCCAGGTGTTCACCGAGAATGCCAAGACCGTGCAGGAGGTGACCGAGAGCATCCAGACCGTGTTCAGCGACGACCGCACCGGCATCCAGCTTTCTAGTGCCCACAAGGCAAAGGGGCTGGAAGCGGACAACGTGTTCATCCTGTTAGTCAAGGGTGCCGCGATGCCGCATCCGATGGCTCGTAAGCCGTGGCAGATGGTGCAGGAACAAAATCTGAAGTATGTGGCGATTACCAGGGCGAAGCATGTCCTGACATTTGTGATGGATTGAGTGTTTGGTGGCTGGGGGTGGGGTATATGCCTCATCCCCAATTTTGGGAATTTACTCTGGAGGTGAAAGATGGCGTATTACCACACCTTGTTGGTGAAGTGGGAGAAGAATGATCGGTGGGAGATTCATTTTGGTGATGCTGATAGCGATGTGGTTTTCGCTGAAGCTGCTGATATGGATGATGAACATATGGTAGATCCACCTTATGCAACCAAGATCGTGCGGACTGAGACTTCTTCACAGGAAGAAATCAATGCCGCTGTGAAGTTGATTAACGATACGGAGATTGGGGTGCTCCCCGATCCTCCGCAACGTCCAGAGTATCCTGGTTACATGGAGGCGAAGGATATGGTGGGACTGTTGGGGATCATGTCTGCCATTGTGCGAGCGGGAGATGTGCGAGAGATTCGTTCCAATGGCGATTGTGTAACTGTGGCGGCTGATTTGTTGGATATCGTAGTTGCAAAGGTAAATCGGGCAAGTGGCTGGATGGATTGAAACCTGTGTGTTGTGTTCGTTGTTTTTTCCAATTTTGTATTGGTGTTATGAGGAGTATCGTTATGTCCGAAGCAAGTCCAGTTGCGGCGAGGGCACCGAAGAAGATCCAAAAGTCCTTTTTGGTCAAAGATGCCCGGAATCTATTAGAGATTCTGCGGAACTTCCCGGATGCCGAAGTAAAGGAACTCATCACTGACAGGGGTGAAGATATCTGGCGGGTGACCTTTAATCTGCTGGAACCTGTTTAGGACCCTCCCAGGACTCTCAGGACCCTCGGTGATAAGCCGGGGGTTTTTTATTTGAGTGGATCAAACCAGAAGTTTGTCTCTGCACTGGAGTGACCGTAGAAGTCCAGGGAGCCATTGTTGATGAACCCAGCATCGACTCCTAGAGAGTGTAAGATAGGATCTTGTAGAACGTGGAGGAAATCCTGATGTTCTGGATGCTCTGGATTGGCGACATTGACGAGAGACCAGTGTTCCTTGGTGATATGCGGCCAAGGAGCAATAAGACAGAATTGAATAATGTGAGCGAGATGCCGCTTACCCATGGCAATGAATTCTGGTATCTCGCGAAAATTTGCTTGTTGTACGACCATGTTGATCTGGAAGAGAAATACTTCCTGGCAAGCAACCAAAACCCGCATGAAGTCTAAGGTCTGTTGTATCTGTTCCCACTTGGCCGGTTGCCGAAGCTGCTCATATGTTTCTTTCTTGGCAGCGTCGATGGAGATAATAACTACGGTGACCTTCCGTTTAATCTCCTGCCAGAAGCGTGGGAGGAGTATGCCATTAGTCCAAAGGATAACATCTGGTGTTCCGGGTTGTCGTAGGAAGTCCATGCAGGTAGATGATGCAAATGGATCTCCCGCAAGGCTCATGGAAACAGTTTGGATACCCGGCATTTGTGTAATAACTCGTTGGGGAGGCCATAAGCTAGGAACACCTTTGGAAATAGTTTGTAATCGGCAAGATGAACAGTGAAGATTGCAGGCTTCATCATCCAAAAATTGATAAGTGATGGGTGGCCGTTCCATGATTGGCTTTTCATCGGGGAGTGGAAATTCTCGGTCGCGTTTACGAAAGCGATTGGGGCAGCGTTGGCACCAACGGTAATCTTTCTGAAGGAGAGCTTCCCGCCATTCAATCAGGGAAGGGTGATTCCAAACGTCCCAGAGATTGTCGAAGTTTCCGTAGATGAAGCGAGATTCGTCCATCCAACCAGGGCAACAGGTAGAGAAGCGTCCGCGATCCTTGGAAAGAAATGTGAACGGATCTGGGCAAAATGGTATTTCATTCATCGGAGGTAGCCTTCTTCAATGTTGAGTACGCGGAGATGACGTTTGCGGAGTTCCTGGGTGATGAGCTTATCTGACTCGATGTAGAAGGATACATCGAGTTCCCGGCAGACGTTACGCTTCCAGGAGGAGACACTTTCCAAGGTGCGGGATTGGGAAGAGGACCACATGATGAGTTCCTGATAAGTGACCCCATGCTTCGCCAACCATGCGACGGTAATCTCGCGGAACTTCTCCAAGCGGGCTGTGACGATTGCCCTGGTCTTGAACATGGTGTGCCGAGGGAGAAACTTAGGGATTGTCGTAGGGAAGAACTTCTCTTCGAGAGCATCGACTTCGTAGATTTCCGCTGGTCCGTCTTCGCAAATAACCCCATCCAGATCGAGGGCACAAAGAGAAATTTGTGGTCCATTGAAGAAATTCCACTCGAAGAGATGCAAGTTGTTTTGGATAACAACGTGCTGATCTACCAGATGGACAGTATGTGGAGTAACGAAGACTGCCGCCTTGAAAGTCCCGGTGGGGAGGAGGAGATTGAGTCTTCGTATTTGGGAACCAGATCCCAAGGAGTCTTCAATTAGAGCGAACCTGCCCGTGGTGTGCTTTAAGTCTCTGGAGCGATCCCCACTGTTCAGGCGGATGATCTTATTCCGGCTGATCGCGTAGAGTGGTTTGTGGAGTGCCGTGGCGATGATTGTGGCGGGGAGCATCCCGGAGCGGGCGACACCAATGATGGCGTCTATGTCTAAGGGAATGTTGTGAATTAGAGTTTTAGAAAGTCTGGTGAGATCCTGAGTGGAGTGCCAAGGGATAGAATACTCCGTCCATTTGCCTTGGGGGCATTTCTCTTTAGTGGAACGGATGAGATTGTTGAGACTGCTCCAACAGCCAAGATCAATACGTTTGCAGCGTTTGTGTTTATCTTCGTAGAATTCAGAGCATTGCGAGCAGATTTGATAGCGGTGAGTAATTTCCCAATCCGGAGTTCTGATGCGGAGATTGCTTTCCGATATGTATGTTTTATTCCCAGGTCTTTCGTTGTCCGGTAGCTCGACCTTCGTGACATTACCACAACGGCAGAATACCCTGGTAGTATGCACGTTTAATTCTAGTCCGCATTGGCTGCATTTCCATTTCATCAGTATGCCGTAGCTTTAATGGTTAAAGAAGTGACTCCATCACAGAGGCAACCACCTGGATAAAGTGGTCCGGATTCATAGGGTATTGTTTCGTCTACTAATGTATCACAACGTTGGCTCATAGAGAATGTTTTCTGATATAGAACTCCGCAGGATGGTGGAGCATAAGTTCCTTCTGGAATGAATATAATTGATACGTTGAGTTCCCAACCGCTAGGTATAGCTTCTTCAATCTCCCAAGCGATTTCCAGGTAGTAGTAGAGGACACCAAATTCTATGGGACCGTTGCAGATGAACCAGCGTTTGCGTCCTTGGCAGCTTCCTCCAAATTGTGACCAGGAACTTGGAATTACATAGGTTCCATCTATGTCTGGACAATTCCCGCAGTATTGAGAATACTCGTTGATAAATCCGGTAATGTTGAAACTGATACCCTGCGGTCCATCTCCTCCTGGACAGGGAGTGCATTCAGTGGGGTAGCAGTCACGGCAAGCGTTGGCATTCGCGGAACCTATGATACTAAAGTCACCAGTCCGAAAGTGAACTTTACCATTGATTGTGGCACCTGTGCCGAAGGCGACTCGTTTGTTTCCATAAACTGTGGTGTAAGAGACGGCTTGAACTAGATAATCATTTTTCCCTGGTAGGTAGTAATCCCAGAAGCCCTCTACGGTTATTGATACTGCATCCGTTCCATCTTCTGCGACGAAGGTACAAAGTGTTACTTGAAAAGGTGCTGCTCGCCCACTGACTGGAGGCTGAGGACCGAAAGGTGGATTGACAGTTTCTAAAATAGTGCCGCCTTTACCGAGTTTTATAACTGATCCTACACCTCCGCTGTTGCCACAAGTGATTTCACCCCAATGTCCGTTCCCAGAAGTTGGATCGTAGTCTACATAAAATCGGGTAGTATCACCGGCTGCATCGAGCCAAGCCGCGTAGACCCATAATTTCTGATAACCGAAGTCGGTGTACTCAATGCAATTCCAAGCGGATTGATCCTGGGTGCAACGGATGAGAGCGTTGGTGCTGACTGTTTCCAGATCATCCGCCCCTGGCGTTGAGTAATATCCGTAATCAGTTCCTATCCAAGTCCCGGAGACGATCTCCCAACCGCAACCGATTTCGGTAAGTGGATTTCCTGGGTAGTAGTAGAAGGGCGATTTAGTGAAGACACAAGTCTGGGTAATTTCATCTCCTGGTGTGTAACAATCTGTAATCGTCATTCCATAGTTGTGGTAGTAATAATGGAAATCTGAAAAAATGATACGTCCCTCTACCACACTGCCAGTTCCGATGCCCACCTTCGTGCCGGAAACCGTACCTACCGTCTCCTTCATCGTAACAGGGTTGGGTCCAAATCCTTCTTGAGCGGAAAATGTAGTCCATAAGACACCGGTTGTGGCACTATATCCAGCCCAAAGCGATATCCCCGATTGCGACTCCGGAAAACCCATTGGTTTGGATTCCTGGAGTAAGGTAGTCCCGTTGAAAAGCCTGACGATGAAGCATCCGTAGGTTGTGTATTGACTCGTTTCATTGAAACCTAGTTCTATCTCTACGAAGAGGGTGGTGCAGAGAACGATGCGGGCTTTGTCTCCATGCTTGTAATAGTCTGGGAAGCTACCTGGATAGCGAACATTCGGACAGTGGATGAGATTGACAAGGACGACGTGCTCTGCGACGGCATTGGGATGAGCGGTATCGAAGCGAAGGTAAGCACCTGTATCTTCGGTGGAAGCACAATGATTTCCACTGAAGTTTGTCATCCCCCAGGTTCCGGACTGAACGGACCAGCCCGCACTTAAAGGAGTAGTCGTATAGTGAACTTTGATTTGAACAATGTCAATGTTGGCAGTAACCGAAGCACCGGAAGTATTGGCGACGGAGATGCGGACTTTGAAACTGGAGTTGTTAACTCCTTCTGGAGTAAGAATTAATAACCAGTCATCGTTATTGGCTCCTACCAAGTATTCCGCTTCGGCTGTGGGATAAATATCAGAGATATATTTGGGATCTTGTAAGGTGTAGGAACCTGGAAGAACTTGAATCCTGCCAAGGGTGGAAAAGCTGGTACTGGCGAAACGTCGATAACGGACTTCAATACCAGTAATGAGGGCAGAAGAAGGAACGGATAGACCGAAGCTTGACAGGTCCAGATATTTGCTGGTTTCTCCTACTGCCAGGGTGACGGATGCATAGCTACCATCATCCACTGCTAGATTGGTAGTCCCAGACCAGGAGATGCCGTCTCCTGTATTGGCAACTGTACCTGCCGTGACCCAACCGGTGTCTGTTGTGGGAACATGCTGAAAAGTATCTTCACCGATCAAGCAACTCTCTGGAGTTGTAACGCAGCAACAGTTAGAACCACCTTTGTACCAGCCCATGTTAATTTCCAGTGCATTGCATGTTTTCAATGTTCCAGGTAGTCCCAGTTTTGTAACTGGCTCGACCGGCTGCCCCAGAGGCACCCTCGAAGAGATAAAGACCACCTGTGCTGGTCAAGAGGTTCTCAACGGTGATACTGGTGGTGGGATGGGTGATACCCTGTCCCCATTGACTTGTAATCGTGGCAGACTTGGAAGCGTCTGAAGTCGCCAAGGCCGCATCGAGTGTAAAGCGGCAATGGGGCTTAAAGATGATGGGAGTGGCAACCCAAAAGAGACCCTTGCGGTCTTGAACGATAGGAAAGATCAGCTTGGTAGAAATAGGAATAGCATTATCGTAGGGATTGTAAACTGTGACCGACCTCCAGGTGCCGCCTACGGATGCTTCTGATTTTAATAACTTTGCGTCTGAGATGTTAAGTTCCAAAAGAGAAGCTTCACCGGAACCGACAACATAATTTGTACCCGCATCTCCACCTGTAGCGGCTGTGATGGTTGTTTTAGCGGTTGCCATCCAGATACGAGCAGCGGGGATCATTGTTTCTGGGAGTGAAACAACATCTTTGGGGACCTTGTTAATTTCACCTGAAGTGACGAAGTTCATCAGGTCTACGGCAATATTGCGATCTGAGAATCCAAAGATGTTCTTAGTAGGCATTAGACTAATCCTAGAGGGGCGAAGGCGGCCATTTGGAAACGATTGTAATTGAGGTAAACTTCTGGAGCACCGTCTGCAAGTGGATAACCGTTGCCGTTGAGATTGCCCGTGGTGTTGTCTCCGTCTGCCACGAAATTGGTATATTCCTTAGTAGTACCACTAGTCGCTTTAATGTAGCGAGTTCCCTGATCTAAAAGGAACAGTCGCCAACCAGCCATTATTAATGTCTGCGGGTCGATCTTCAAATTGAATTTGATCTTGTAGGTAACTTGCCAAACTCGTTGAGCATTGAGGAGGGCGGTCTTTCCAGATGGTCCTGTCATGAGAGCACAGTAAGGAGGAGCACCGAGGAAATAATCTGAGTTGACTCTTCCGTTGTAGAGAAGGATTATAGAAGCATTGAAGGTTGGCTCAAAGCGAGTGACGGTGAGTGTGGGAATTGGGACGGGGGCACTTGTGAGAAGTGGTTCTCCTACGGAGTTCAGGATGGGTTTGCCTGTAAGCATGTCGAAGCGGAGGACTTCCTCGCGTTCTTCAATGTCCCAGGAATATTCAACAACAGGAGTTTCCGCGTCAACGTGACTGTCATAAGTACAGTCCACTTCCCAGAGATAGGCAGCAGCGTTAATCTCCCTGGCTTCTTTGGAAATGCAGTAGCCGTTGTCCAAGAAGCTGCGAAGCAATGGTAGACCGGCGGCACTGAGAATATCATCGGTGGTGTTGTTGATGGAGTCACCCAAGACGTAGTTGGTGACCATCCAGGTCTTCCGGGTGCCTGCGGAGAGATCTGTAGCTAGTTCGCGGGAGCCTCCGAGGGAGGTATTCTTCGTCCCGATTTTTCTGATAGTCATATTATCCTCCTGGAGGTGTTGTAAAGGATGAGCCAACACCCTCGAAGACAAACGTGCCACCTTTCTTCAGCAGCATTGTAATGCCTTCTGCAATCTTGGCAGTGTTTGAGGCGGTTTTCTGGGCAGCATCGAGGGTAGCTTTGCGATTGTCAAAGGCTGCCTTGGCGGCTTCCGTTGATCCCATTTCTAAACCTTCCGGCATTTTTGTTGCTGCGAGGCTTCTAAGTGGACCGGGACCACCAGCGGTTTCTGAGTAATTGTAAGGCTTAACATTGCTTTGAACTTCTTCGGCAATTCGATCTGGTAGTTTTGACATTTCGATAGCTTGGTTGACGGCACCCATAGCGTTCTTCTCTTGTTCGGCGTAACCCTCTCTGAGTTTCTTTGTCTCCGCTTCTAAATCTGCGAGGGCTTTGTTCTGATCTTGAGCTAGCTTGTCAGTCCCTTGCTGATTCATCTGGTCGATTTGATTGGTAGCTAGATTGCTTTCGTTGCCTAATGCTTTGGCACGTTCGTTTTCAGCTTGCACGTCTACCCCGGAAATTTTCTTAAAGACCGCGTTGAAGAATTTATTCTTCCCAGCCATTTCCAACATACTCTTGGCAATACTACTAACGGTATCCATCCAGATTTTCTTTATACCAGCCGAGACTTCAATCCATAATTTCTGGAAGAAGAAGGTGAACTCCAACCAGATTTTCTTCATGCCGATGATTCCTAGTTGAAGAATCTGTTCTAGAGAGACCATTAACACATTCATGGCTCCCTTGATATCGCCTGCCAGGATGCGGTCTTTAATAGCTGTGAAAGCACTACCTACAACGGACTTGATATTCTCAAAGGTATCCATAATTGGTTGGCTAATAGCTTGGACGGCTTCATTGGCAATGTCGAAGTTCTTTGCTAAGAGGTAAACGATTCCGGCGATCTCTCCGAGGACTGCTCCTACGGCGACTAAGGGACCAAAAAGGAAGAGGATAGTAGAAGCGATGGCACTGATAGCAACTAAGGCGAGACCAAAGATTTTGAGTGTTGCCCCAAGGACAATGAGACCACCCGCTACACCCATGATGCCCAGGAAGGCGATAGCGAGATTCTTCGCGAGATGTGTGTTTTCCTTAAACCAAGCTTCTAGTCCGTTGAGAATAGGGACGAAGCGATCTTCCAAAGTTTGAAACATCTTTTCAAAGGATAGTCCGAAGGTAACGGCCAGACTGTTGAAAGCGGTAATGAGGCGACGGATGCTACCACCTAAACCAGAGTCCATCATCTGGGCAGCTTCGGCGGCTGTGATTTCACCTTTGGCGAGTAATCCCAAAACTTCTTCCACGCGATCCATGTTCTTCAGGGCTTGAGCGGCTCGTGATCCCCGGATGTTGAAGAGATCATTGAGGACAGTCAAGCGTTCCTGCTGGCTCATCTCTTTCATGCCAGCCCGCAGGTCGTTGAAGACTTCAATCATGGGACGTGCTTCACCGGCCTTGAACATCTCAAAGCCGAATAGCTCCTTGACCTTATCCGCGTTTTTGGTCATTTCGATGAGGAGGTTGTTGAGGCTGGTGCCGCCCTTGGTGCCGGTGAGCATGTTGTTGCTGAAGATGGCTAAGGTAACAACTGTTTCTTCTAGTGACATACCCATGTCATGGGCTGAGCCAGCTACGAAGGAGAGGGCTGAGCCTAATTCCTGGACGGTGGTGGTACCGGCGGAACTGGCGACGAAGAGGGCATCGGCAACTCGTGCGGCTTCTGTGGCGGGAATCTCGAAAGCCATGAGGGAGCGGGCCATGTACATGGCGGATTCCGACATAGTGATCTGTCCAGCTCTGGCTAGATTGATTACATCGTCAAGTGCGTCTTCAATAATTTGGAGTGACCCTGGACCAAAAGCTCTGGCTAATTCTTCCGCACCGAGAGCTACTTCTTCTGCTGTGTAGCTGGTGGTGCGTCCGAGATTGCGGACCTTCTTCTCCAAGGGTTCCATCTCTTTGGTAGTGACTCCGAGAATGGCTTGTGTGGCAAGCATGGCATCTTGGTACTTCTGGGCTTCCCGGATGCCGATATACATACTGCGGCCAAGACCTGTTGCTGCTAAGCCAAGACGGAGACCAGCGGATTCCATGCCTGAGCCTACGGCATTGAGCTGCTTACCCATGGCAGCAATCTTCTTATTAACTTGGGATAAGACCTTCCCCGTTTCATCCTTGGCTCGAATGAGAACGTAAGCTGCTCCGGCGACAACGCGACCCATGGAGAGTGCCATTTTATTTACCCTTTACTGTCCCGGCGTTAATGCGTCCTCGCCACAGTGGGAGAATTTTCGACTTGGCTCGGACAAGAGCAGGCCAAGCGAATTTGCGTTGTTTGTATTTAATTGTTTTGGTGGTAAAGCCGGTGCTGGCTGGTGGCTGAATCAAACCAGCTTTAAGTTTAGCTTGGTAAGCCCTGGATTGCTTACGAGTTCTAGCTTTGCGAGTGACTCGTTTTTTGACAACTCTGATACGAACAGTCCGTCCCCATTCGTGGATCTCGGAGGGAGCCATTTGCCGTTTTCTGGGGAAAGTAAAGTGTCCAATTACCGCAGCGGTATCTTTCCCAGTGCCCGCTGGATCATAGGGAACACTGTAAATCATTTTGAAGCGTTTGGCCTTATCCCTGGAACGAGGTGGTGTACCAGGACGGGAAGGCTTGTCAGTGTTGACTTGGCGAATGCTGCCCCGCATGATGCGACGGATGAGTAGCCCCGCGTGTTTGATGGGTGACTCGTTAATTCTACCCCAGTTCCGACGCATGAAGTTCATGTCTATCGGAGGCTTCTTGACCGGGTAGAGATAAAGTCTAATGGGCACTGCGGAGTTCCTTCAGGATGGAGATACGTTCTCCGTCTGCGTTGTAGCCAGAAGTTACAAAGAGAGGGTGACCCTCCACTTTGATTTTGTCTGTTGC